GCCTTCGATTGGCTTGATACCAAAGCTACGCAAGGTCTTGGCTGCGTCGCCTGCAAAACGGGCGCCTTGACCAAGGTCTAACGATGCTTGCGCTGCTTTGTCAGACCATTCACCAAAGGCTTTTTCTGCCAATTCGTTAGCGTAGGTATAGCGAGCGGTGCTTGTTGGCAAGCCTTGTTTGATAACTTGCAACTTAGCGTATGCTTCGGCAGCGTCGCCTGCGCTAATTAACTTACGCACTTCTTGTACTTTAGCAGCGGCTTCTTTACCTAATGCACCTGCTTGCGCTTCGTATTCAGCTACAGCCTTACCTAAGTTAGCACGGTTCAAAGCAAACTCACGCTCTGCGCCAGTCATAGTGTTTAAGGCGTTCTTAGCGTTGGTAAGCGTGTTGCGAGTTGCAGTAGCTGTTTCGCCGCCTGCCAACTGGCTTAATTTGTTAACAGTTGCAAAGTCTTGTGTTTTTAACAAGTCTGTAAAGAACTTAGGATCACGTTCCGCAGCACGGCGTAGCAACGCTTGCGTTGTTGGTTGATTAAGACCAGCGTCTGCCAAGGCTTGTGCAGGTGTTTGACCTGGCGGGGCGTTACGCAAAGCGTTTAAAACGTCGTCTAGCTCACCACCACCAATAGACTCACGGGCAATTTTAGCGGCTTTTTGTGTAGGAATCTGACGTAAATCGCCTGCCTTACCTAACATATTTGATACGGTTGTACCTGTTGCTTGAAGGCCTTTGGCGATTACTGGGGCAACTGCACGACCACCTGCCTCAAATGTTGCACCTTCTAAAATATTACGCGCTGGCTGAGTAACTATTTCAGCACCTTTGCGAGGTGCTTTTAAGCCAAGATAGACGTCAGCGGCTTCAAGTGCTTCTTTAGCAATACCATAGCCTAAGCCTGCGCCGCCAACTGCGCCTGTAGCAGTGCCTACTGGGCCAGCAAGTGTACCTGCTCCGCCACCTAAAACAGCACCGCCTGCAGTACCTAGCATTTCAATCGTAGGGCCTGCAAGTTTACGTGCTTTTACAAGCGTTTCGTAAGCATTCGGGTAATCTTTAGCCCATGAAGGCGCACGTTCAGCCGCAACGTTTTCACGTTTTGCAGTGACTGTCATAGGAGCTAGATATCCTAGGATGTCGCTAGGTTGATACCCAGCGTCTAAGGCTGTTTTGACTTTACCGCTGTATTCAGGCAAACCACCTAAGTGCTTAGTGATCGCGGCGTCATCATATCCTGCGGCTTTAGCTTGAGCGATTTGTTCCTGAATAGTCGTCATTTTTTAGATGTTCCGAAGATTGAGTCAAGTGTAGGTTTAGACGCAGGTGCTGCGCCACTACCAGGCGTATTAACTTGCGTGCCTACGCCAGGGACGTTGACGTTGTTTGCAGGTGCTTTAGGTGCTTCAACCATACCTGCAACGCGCATACGCTCTTTAACAGCGTCCCATGCAGCTTGACGAGTTTCAACTGGTAAGGTTGAATTAGCAATTTCACCAATCGCTTGCACAATAAATTCACGGTCTGTGTTAGAAATACCCGCGCCAAGCTTGCCACCAAGTATGTCTTGAGTAAGTTTGGATTCAAAAGTTTTAAGTTGAGAAATTGCTTGAGCGCCTTTTGTACTAATACCAAATACACGCCCTGCCAAGTCTGTACCTGCGCCAGCAAAGCTGCCTGTAGACTCTTGGATAAGTTTTGAAATGTTGTCTTTGCCAGTTACAGGGTCATAGCCTGCTGTAGCCAAAGCCTTGCGGTTAGCCTTAACATCAGCCTGACCTTGAACTTCTTGCGTAACGTCAGTTTCAGCACGTTTCTTAGCGCCTGCAATCTTAGCCTGCAAATCTGGGTCGTACTGCAAGTCTTGACCACGACGTGTTGTAGCAGCGCTGATGTCTTGACCACGACGTGTTGTAAGGTCGCTTAGACGTTTTTCAGCGTTGACGCCCATTTGCGTAAAGTATTGTTTACGTTGATCAGGGTTCATTGCGCCTACTTGCGCCCATTGTTGTTTGGCTTGTTCAGGTGTAATGTTACCTCTTAGCACGCCATCTTCAAGATGAGCCAACACGTTATTGTCAGAAGGGTTAAACGCCAAATCAGCTACACGCTCGCGATGTAACTTTATTGATTGTTCGTCTATTTCACCTGTTAACTTTTTAGTTTTAAGTCGGCCTTCTTGCAACTCTAACGCTAGTTTAGGGTTGACACGGCCTACTTGAGATATGTAATCTTTAGATGAAGGGTCTAGCTGTCTAAGTAAGTTTCTATCTTGGACTGCCTGATTCATCTCCTGTGCTTTCATCATGTTGACGTTCAACTCTTGTTGACGTGCAAAACGATTGATTGGATCTTCAATTTGTACAGGCTTTACGCCTAAAGCAATGCTTGGGTCAATTTGTGCCATGATTAGTCCTTAATACGGTTGAGGGCCTGCGTTTAATGCTGCGGCGTCCCAAGTGCTAGGGCTTGTAGTGTAGCCACTGTAATTAGGTTGATTAAAGTTAGGCAATCTATTTAAATATTGCTGACCTTGGTAGAAATTGATACCTTGACCAACACCTTGCGCGATTGCATTAGCAGACCCAACTTGACCAGCCGCCATAGCGTTGCCCGCACCAATAATGTTAGAGCCAATTTGACCGCCTAATTGACCAGCAGCGGTTCCTAATGTGTTAGCGGATGATTGAGCGACGCCAGCCAAACTAGCGAATGGATTAAGCGTATTTGTACGTGAGGTTTGATAACGATTAAACGCGTTTTGATATTCTTGTGAACCCATTTCTTGACCGTAGCGAGTTGCACCACGCAACGCCGCACCAGAAATTAAACCGCCGCGAGCCGCAGCAGTGCGGTCTAGGGCTTTCATGCCTTCAGACACACGAAATGCGTAGCCAGGATCAGCTTGAAATTGCGCGGGGGTAAATTCAGCCGACGCATATTTACCAAAATCAGCGGATTTAGCAGGTGTAAACCCTAGATTACGGCCTTCATCACGGCCAAACATTTCGTAGTGTTCTTTACCTGTACCAATTTCTCCCTTTGCTATAGCCGCTGCTACGTCGGGGTTTTGTTTTAAATACGCTTCTTCATTCCAAGGGGAGCTAGGGCCAAAAGATTGAATACCGAGGAGTTCTAAAAGCCTGTTTTGGCCAGCCATCCCCGCTTCTCTAAACGGTTTTTGCAACTCAACCTGACGCTCAAACATCCGTTCTTGCGCGGCGGTTGCATCTGCGGCTGCACCCGCTTGTGTACGCGCTGCTGATTTAGACGCTTGCGAACCAATAAGTGCGCTGCCGACTACGGCTGCTGCTACGACTCCGGCCATTATGCTTCTCCTTGTACCATAAGCTGCTCTTGTTTTTTAGCAGCAATAAGTTTCTGTCTATTGTCTAACAAACCACATTCAGGCACAACATATAAACGATCTTCTAGTGTAGGAATATCCGTACAATCATCTAAATTTTCGTAAATATCAACCCAAACAACTTCTTCATCAAATACGCGGCCCACTCTTTGTTCCCCCGCGCAAGCGTCAAATTCCATCGGCGCAGTTAAAATCTTTACTTCGTTACCCACGTTTACAGCGATTGTACCCTTTTCAAGCCTAACTTTGTAGGCTGTTTTGTGCGGCGCGCCTGTTAAAACACACCACGGCGGTACGATAATCTTACGCTCATAAACGCCTGGCGTAAACGTATGCTCTGTCACAATCTCCGCTTGCTCCATCTTGAGCAGTTCGTCTTGCAACGCAACAATCTTTTCTTTCGTGACTTCAACCGTTGCCAAACCCATGTTGGCGAATGGTGTGATGTCGTAAGTCACGTTAGTTTGTTCCATTAGCTTGTAATCTCACGTCCGTTAGCACGAATGTTGATAGATGTGGCTGTACCAGCAATCGTTGAGATAAAGTCACCTGCGCGTAAGGCTGCGCCTACTATTTCTGGAAACGTGTAGGTTTCTGTAGGTTGTAGCGTTTTGGTCTTAACGATTAAGTTAGCGTCGCCTGCTGATCCTGCGACTGTGACCAAATTCACGCTAATAGTTGCAGCAGTTGCGCTGTAATTGGTCGCAGTAAACTTATCAATAATGGTCGTCACATTATTGGCGGTGTACTGAGTAACTTGCGTTGCCTCAGCAATCTTGGCTGGGATTAGAACCCGTACAGTTACGGTCATATTGATGCTCCTTCGATATTATTTGCAACAGTAAGAATGATAGATGGTATACCTGGATGCGGGGCTGATGCAACTTCCGCAAGGATTTCAACGCTAAGGTCATCTACAGAGAACATTAGTTCAACGTAATCGCCAGCGTTTAAATCAAAAAAGTAATTTAGTGATGAAAATATTTCAGCGTTGTTACCTTGTATTCTAATCTGACTAGCGCTGTCAGGCACGTCTACGCCATTGAGTCTAAACCAAAAATAAAACAATCCTACACCGCCTGCGGTCTTGTCTAGCTGAAACGAGGTGTCAAAGTTATAGATACCAGGCGTATCAACGTAAACGCGAGAGGTCGGCGTACCAAGGTACACACCGTTGCTCAAGTCAGTGGTGTTAAACGTAATGGCTTTAGCCGTGTTAATGGTTGTAGCCGTCTGCGTGGTGGTGTCATAAAACGACCCGTACCTAGCACGTTTTAGCTGTGGTGTTACAGGCGGAACAACCGCCAAAGCTTGTATGTCCTGAGTCAATTGCATAATTTGCGCTTGCAACGCGCTAACAGCGCTTTCTGCACTCAGTTCTGCTGCTTGCACTTGCTTTTGCAATTCAGCTATGTCAGACAGCAAAGGTGAGTCATTGGTCTGCGCGTCTGTGATGTTTTGCAAGTCCAACACAAACTGGTCGTTGTTTGGTGGCCCAATCTGTAGCTCATCTAGTGACACTGGGTTAGAACCCGCGCCTGTCAAGTCAAACAGGTTCAAGAAAAAACGATACCATTCGCGTGACACCAACCCTGTTGCAGGATCAATCAGCGCTACCCGTGGGGCGGGTAATTTGGTGACGTTTAGTGGGCTAGCCATTACGCGTTTGTTCCGTCAACGATAAGTTCGGCGCCCATAATGGCAATCTTAACTGGATCAGTGCCTGACACCTCATACACACGGTCACGTAACTTCAAGGTCATGCCAAGACGACGCCAGAACGCACGATAGCCAAACGCACCAATCTTACCCATCTTAGTCCAGTGTTCGTTAGACCATGTGTGACCACCGTCGTCTGACCAACGCAACATAGCTTGGGGGTCATACCCTGGTGTTGCTAAATATGATTGCGTCACTAACAAAACACCGTTTTCAGTGGTTAACGAAACCCCTGATTCAGTAGTTATTTCTTCTGACTCATAACCAGGTGATAGCTCAAGCCCGACACCTGTTTCGCAGTTAAGTTGTAGGCTGTGTTGAGCCGTACGCTTAAGGTTGTTTGTACCTGACGGCAACGCTCTCCATGATCTTAACCATTTTTGAACTGCGCCGTTGTCACTGTTAACATTTAAATCAAAAGCGTAAATGTTGCCGTTTTCATAGTCGCCTACAATGATTTCGTTGTTAAAACTCATTTGGCAACTACTGCGATGGCGCACATACGCTCCATTAAGCCAACCTGCTCGCTCATGCCATGACTGCGTGGTGATGTCGTACACCCACGTTTTGTCTGCGCTTGGAAAGTTAATTACATAAAAGGTATGACCGTCTTGCTGATAGGTGTAAGCTACCGCATCACTAATGTCGCCGTAGCTTTGTATTTGCCACTCAATAGAATGGTTAGAGGCACGGACACCTGTGTAACCGTTAGACCTGTAGATAATACCCCTACCACGCGTGTCAGAACCTAGCCAGAACACGCTATTGTCGGCTTTGGCTACTGAGTATGGTGCAGCACAACCAATCTCGTTAGACGCGCCTTGGATACGTGCTAAAGGGAAGTCAGGCGTACCTGCGTCA